TTGGTGAAATACTTGATAAGAAAAAATCAGGTAAATACACAATATATTCGGCAAGACACATGTTTAAAAAGACAGTTCAAAAATATGATATTGCTTTAAATTTAATAAAGATTGGAAATTTATAATGAATGATTTTTATGGAGATAATTTTCGTTGGTTTATTGGTGATGTAGTAAGTATTGAAGATCCCGTACAAGTCGGTAGGATAAAAGTTAGAATTAATGGCTTGCACCAAGATCAGGTAAAAGACGACGATTTACCATATGCTCAAACTGTTGTGCCAATTAATGAAGGTGGCACTAAAGAATTAGGTAACCCTCTTGGAATTCAAGTAGGAGCAAGAGTATTTGGTTTCTTTATGGATGGAAAAGATTCTCAGTTGCCATTAGTTATTGGATCAATGCCAAAATTTGAGGCAGCTACATCAGGCGATCGATCAACTACACGCCAGTCACGCGGAACAAATCTTTTAGAAGACATCAAAAAAGACAAAGGAACATCACCTGATTCAAGAAATAGTGAACCAGATAGTCCGTATGCTGCAGTATATCCACATAATAAAGTAACACAAACGTCGTCCGGCCACGTAATAGAAATTGATGATACTCCTGACGCAGAAAGAATTCATATATATCATAAGTCAGGATCTTTTGTAGAATTTCATCCAAATGGAGACGTGGTAACACATCATAAAAATGGTTTTACAACTGCTTCTGGTAATGATAAAATTCATATCAAAGGAGATTTAGATATTAAAGTTGATGGAGATTATAATTTAACAGTTCTTGGATCTAAAGATGAAAAAATACTTAGATCTTCTAGTGAGCTAGTTGGAGCTGGAAAATCCATCAATGTAATAGCTGGCAATTTAGATTTACAATCTGGAGCAGCCGGTGTAATTAATTTGAATAAATTGACAGCAATATCCGCCGCGGTGACTCAAGCGTTTGAAGTATTAGAAACATTGGCTAGTGAACTTGGTCTTGAAGATGTAGCAACTGGGATAGACGCGGCTAGCACTGCGAACGATGCATTAGGTGAGTAATCATGGCCCACGAATTTATTATTAGAGATAAAGGAAAACTTATAACATATACAAATTATGAAGACATTCCAGAAGTGTTTGATCATTTAATTAAATTTGTTCCAGAAATTCCGCCTGATCCACACACGCCAGAACAGCATGAAGAAATAGGACAGTGGAATGATAAATTAAAACAAGTAATAAAAAGGGAAAGATAATGCCAGCAGTATGTAGAATTGGAGACGCAGACTTACCACACTGTAGTGGAATGGTAAGAGCAGTTGGATCACCAAATGTTTTTGTAAATGGTATAGCACTTAGTAGACAAACTGATGTTAATACACCTCATCTTTTGCCCGCCACAATATGTCCAACACACTCGGCTCCTATCACTTTAGGATCAACAACTGTACTTGTGAATGGTTTAGGATGCGGAAGAATCGGTGATCCAATTACTAGCTGTACGGCTGTAGCCGCAGGTTCTATTAATGTTTTTGCTGGTGGATAATTTATATAGGTATAAATAGACTTATGGCACGTGTATTTTCAATAGAAGACGGAAATCTTAATACAAAATCGATTTTAACGTCAAGAAATAAAGTTTATAGTGATATTGACCTGACTTTTGAAAAGAAAGGCAATGGAGATGTATTTAAAAAAACAGATGTTGCAGCAGTAAGACAAGCAGTTAAAAATTTGTTAATGACTAATTTTGGTGAAAAACCATTTGAACCTAACTTTGGAGGAAATTTAAATGCTTTTTTATTTAACTTAGACACTGAATTTGATGAATTAGAAATTGAAGAAAATGTAGCACAAGCCATGGCCGCATTCGAGCCTCGAGCGATATTAAGGCATGTAAAAGCTTTAATACTATCAGAACAGAATGCCGTAAATGTAAAAGTAATATTTCAAGTGATTAATGTCCCAGAGGTACAAGAGCTTAATATAAATCTCACGAGGTTAAGGTAATGGCTGTTATTAGATCGTCAGATCTTGATTTTGATACAATCAAGGCAAATTTAAAAACTTATCTTCAGGCTAAATCAGAATTTACTGATTATGACTTCGAAGCATCAGGACTTAGTAACATTCTTGATGTACTAGCATATAATACACATATTAATGGTCTTATAGCAAACTTTGCAATTAACGAATCATTTTTAAATTCAGCACAATTAAGATCATCTGTTGTATCCCACGCTGAGACTGTAGGTTATTATCCGGCGTCTAAAACTGGAGCATTTGCTACTATTGACTTTAAAGTTGAAACTTCAGACTTAATTACAGCTAGTGCATCTTTACCGGCTTTCACAACATTTACTGGAACAATTGGAGAAGATACGTATGCTTTTCAAACTTTAGAAACTCATACTGCAACAAATGACGGTTCAGGTACTTTTCAATTTAAAACTGAATCTGGATCTTCTGCAGTTGTAATCACAGAAGGTACACAAAGAACTAAAACATTCATAGTTGGAGAAACTACTGATAATCAAGTTTATGTTATTCCAGATGCTAATTTAGATAAAAATACTCTCAAAATTGATGTATTTGATACTACTACATCAAGCACTTTTAATACCTATAATGACATTGAAAGTGTTGTAAGGATTGATACTAATTCTAGAGTTTTTATTATTCGTGAAACACCCAATGGATTTTTTGAACTTATTTTTGGTGAAAACAACGTTCTTGGTAAAGCACCGGTAGCCGGCAATAAAATTGTTATAACATATCTTGCAACTAATGGAGCGGACGCAAATTTAATTAGTACATTTTCTGCAGACGATACAATATCAATTGGTGGAGTAAGCTATACTCCTACAGTCACAACAACCGTAAATTCTGCTGGTGGTGGAGAAAAAGAATCTATTGAATCAATCAAGCTTAATGCTCCAATTACTTTTGCATCTCAGCAAAGACTAGTTACAGCTGATGATTACAAAGCTATTATATCTCAAAGATTTACTCAACTATTAGATGATGTCGCATCATGGGGTGGAGAAGATAATATACCAGCAACTTTTGGTGATGTATACATATCGCTTAAATTTAAAGATAATATTTCTTCAACGGTACAAACATCTACTAAAAATACAATTCAAAGTGTAATCGCTCCTAATTTAGGAATAATGTCAATCGATACAGAATTTGTAGATCCTATCGATACATTTATAGAATTAGCTATTACTTTTGATTTTGATCCAGATCTTACAAACTTAACACTTGATGCTACTCAATCAAATATTAAAACAGAGGCTGCAACATTTTTTACAGCAAATTTAGGAAAGTTTAATAGTATATTTAGAAAATCAGCATTGCTTACAGCAATAGATGCAATATCACCAGCTATTTTAAATTCTGATACATCTGTTAAAGTTCAACAAAGTTTTACTCCAACATTAAATACTGTTGCAGATTATGAAATAGCTTTTCCAGTTGCATTAGCAGCACCAGACGATGTAAATAGAATATTAGAATCTACTCCTTTTACAATAAATGGAAGTACGTGTATTATAAGAAATAAACTATCTTCTACTACTCTTGAAATATTTGATGCTACTAATAATACTGTCATTTTTGATAATATAGGTAGTTATAATCAAACTACTGGTAAAGTTAGTATTTCTGGATTTGGAGGAACAGTAACAGCATTTAATGGATCAGCAATAAAAATATCAATTATTCCGGCAAATCAAAATACAATTAAACCTTTAAGAAACTATATTGTAAAATTAGATACTGGTAAAACATCAGCCGCTGGTACTATCGATTTTCAGAATACAACTACAACCTTAACGATATAAAATGGCAATTACATCGGTAGATAAAAATCGTAGAGATCCTGTTCTTAAAAGGTCAGAAGTATCGACTGTCTTACCTGGATGGTTCGAACAGTCTAATCCGAAATTTATTAAATTTATGGAAGCCTATGAAGAATTTCTTGATAGTGATGCCGGTAAATTTAATTTTCATCAAAAAGTTCAAGATATATTTGCTTCAAGAGATATTCCAGATACAGATGAAGATTTTTTAGATCAGATTATTGGAGAGATTGGTAACGGATTAACTCAATCTTCTTTCTTTGAAAAGCCTAGACTTATGGCAAGATTACTTGGTAATTTTTATCAACAAAAAGGAACTAAGCCAGCTGCC